TTTTCTAGTTGCTCAAGATACTCTCTAGGAACTAAACCATAGTAGGTCAAAAGTTTAACTTTATCGTCTTCGTACTGAGACACCTCTTGGGTAGGCTCTAAGTCGGTATCCATTGAGTCAGTACCGACCTTTACCTTGCGGTATATGCCTTCTTCTTGACCTTTGACGATCTTGTGGATGGAGACATACTTCTCGATAGCCACGCCCATACAGTCATCAATAGATGTTCCATTAGGGTCAAACAGGAAGTTTCTAGGGTTTACAGGAACAATCTTGACTGCAATGCGGTCTTGTTCTACCACTCCGATAGCGGCTTGTCCCATTTGACCAGGTATAGCCTGAGTAGCGGGAACAAAGACTTTCTCTGTTTTGACAACAATCTCACCGATGCCCGTACCATAGATTTCAGCCAACAACTCAATCTGGTCAATAGACTTGCGAATCTTATCTACTTTGAAGTCTTCCATGAGTTGTGCTTTGATGGCAGCAACATCGAGGGGGCTACCATTGACATCACGAATATCGTCTTGGATGTCAAAGAACTCACCCTGACCAAAGATAGCTTCCATGATCTCAGCGTGGCGTGTCTCTACGGCTTGTTGGGTAGCGGGGGTAACGATTCTTGAACGCTCTGAGTCACGGGTTTTATCTTGGACATCCCACTCACCATTGAAGATTCTCTCGTACTCTAGCCAATCATCAAGGCAATTGACATCTCTCCAATCTCGCCACCTGTCACAATGGTTGACAACAAAGTTAACTATCTCTTTGTCTGAGTCGCTAGGTTCTTGGAATTCCATTCTTATACCCCACTAATAATATCTACAGGTTGCCAATCCTCACTGTCATCCTCTTCCATGTAAGATGTAACAGCCAGTTGGTCAATGTAACTGAGGGAGTCAGGCAAGTCATCATGGACTCCTTGAGCAGGGAACAGGATTAACTGGTCTACAAACTCATCCCAATCTTCTTCCGAATTTAACACAATTCTGCCATGCTCGAACCTACCTTGTAAAGCCCAGATGATTCTGTCTGCTTTTTTTCTATTCCCGTGGGTCAAATCCACGATGTGAGCATAGGTGTTGTTCTTTCGCATTAAGTCTGACAAGTATGGCAAAACAGCGTTCTTCAGTGCCCCCCTCTCTATTCCCACACTCAAAGGGCGGTAGTCTCTAATGGCTATCAGAATCTTAGAAGCAGTCTCACGGATGTCCCAGCGTCCGTGTTCAATCTTCTCAACAAACCACTTCCCATCGTCTGTCACCTTAACGATTGAGATAGCAGACTCATCCAGACGCTTCTTAGAATTGGCGGCTTGTTTGGCAACTTCCTCAAATCCCGCAAGGTCAACAGCGATGTAATAGCTTCCATGTTCAGGTTTTACCCCGTATTTGATCCACTCTTCCTTGAAGATATCAGAACCCGCATTGGTAAACGAAGCCATGTATTCTTGTTTAAAAGCGAAAGAACTTAGGGTCTTTTTAGCGGAATCTATCTCTTTTTGGTCAATCAGAGGGTTATCAGCAGTCGTGAAGTGCCAACTCTTCCAATCAGGATCATCCTCTGACTCACCTAACTTAAAGGTATCGTAGAACCAGTTTCTCCCTTTTGGAGTGCCAATAAAGAGTGCTCTCCCTCGTTTATCAGACAAACTAGCCCTGATGACCTGTTCCCACGCTTCAGGCTTAATGTCGGCTACCTCATCGAGAACGGCATAGGTCAGTGAGACTCCCCGTAGGGTATCGGGTCTATCTGCACCACGGACATAGATTCTTGCTCCGTTTATCAGGGTAATGTCTAGGTTGTTCACATGGGAAGACTGAATAACCTCTCTACCAAGGTCTAGCAGTAAGTCCCAGATGATCTGTCTTGATTGTCCCATAGTGGGACTAACGTAGAGAACCGCAGAGCCTTGTGGACACTTGAGTCCTTCAATCAGTAGGGTAACTGCCGCCATCCTGCTTTTGCCACAACGTCTTCCGGCAGCTACTACCTTGAACCTTGTTTTATCTTGGAAAACTTGCTGTTGCCAAGGGAGAAGGGAGAAGTTGAGGTCAGCCATATTTGGCCTCTACGTCTTGAGGCTCATCAGAGGTGTCGATGATCGTTGGCTCTTGTCCCAAGCCAGTGATATTGATAGTAACTGCTGACCTTTGGCTCTTGTCTTTCTCAAACATCGAGATCGGTAGTGTCCGGTCAAGACACATCTTGAGCGCTGCCATCTGGCCTGGGTGGTCATCATTGAGCGCAATGTCAATCACCTTCTGCGCTACATCCTTACCGCCAGACCGGATCATTAGTTCTTTGAGTTCCTTGAGGCGCTGGTGATCCGTCTTGGGCAAAACCTTCGGTGGGTTGTTCGCATAGCGCTGAATGGTCATCTTGACCGAACCCTTGGGGCGACCAGGCTTTTTCTTTCTCTCTTCAGTTGCAGGGGTGAATTCCACTTTTTTCCTTTCGGGAAGATGGGTTTGGGCAATTGTAGTCCATTTCGCTTTTTCGGTGGGTGGGGTGTACCTACAATTATCACGGCGAGGCCGACCCCCTCCCCCCCATGCAAAACGCCCAAAACCAAGGGCTTTCCCGATTCTGCTTTATACAATGACCATTATGTTAAGTTGACGCAAAGATATCCACAGATATTTGAGTACTTTGTTTGTACTCGCCAAGTTATCCACAGCAAACTGTGGACAAGTTGAACAAGACCCTTGTGGATAACTGGGTTCGGATCGGTTTGGGCGGGTTTGGGGCGGGAGAAAAAGGGAAAGAGGCGGTGGGTGCATTCCACGCATACCTGACCACCAGTTATAACATTTTGTTATAACCCAAAAAGTTATTCGCAAAGCATCAACACATACCAAGCAAACCATGCCTAGAACGCATCAAAACGATCCATACGGCGTTATTGCGTCTCACCCTTGTACTGCCCTAGAAAATCGATTAAATCCATCTCAGGGCGATATCCTGCATTCCAGAGGACTTGATAGGCATCGATGACATTACGAAATCCAACTGTAATATTGCCAGCACCCGCGCAGGCCAAGACCATTTTGTCGGGCATCGTTAGCTCACGATAGAAGTATCTGGAATTTATACTGGGCGGTCTACCATTGGCATTAGCCATAACAACCCCCAAAAAAATGGGTACTCACGCCGCAAAGCGCTTTCCCCGAAGGTGCGACAATCAATGGCAACTGCGCGCACACACTCATGTTATCACCTCAATCTCCACGGCGTACTCGCCTGGCCTGCCTGACCTTTGGGCATACTGCCAGTCCACCAGACGATTGCCATCGTCCACGCCAAGCCAATCAGCCACGCCGTCCCTGACTGCTTTGAACCCAGACTGCAAATTATCCCCATCGAGCTTCCTTGGTGCAACTCTGGTCAAAACCACAGTAGCCGGAAGCATCTCCACGCCAGAAGACTGAGCCACGGCAGCCAAGCTCATCCGAGTCCTCGTTCTCTGATCCCTCGTCAACTTCGCCTTGACCGCCCAATGCAGTCTCATGTTCGCCACACTGACAATTTTCATGTTCATCCTGACTTCAATCATGCCAACTCCCAACCAACTCCCAACTTTCCCAACCTTGCCCAATTTCCCAAAAACCGAACCGAACCGAACCGAAACAGTTTACGAACCGAAACCGAATGGGTATGTATACCCTTTCGGTAAGTTTCGGTTCGAAATACCGACTGTTTGGGCTTCCAGTTTCGGTAAGTTTCGGTAAGTTTCGGTTAATTCGGTTCATAGTTTCGGTTCAACCGAATTAGCCGATTCGGTTACCGATTCGGTAAGTTTCGGTTCAATCATCTTCCCATCGTTTGGCTTAATTCTATAACCTTTGGAGTCCTCAAGAACCAGTAATTTTTTGACCAAACTGTCCACAACTTCCCTAAACCTGTTGGACTTGATGCCATGTTCTTTGGCAGATTCGCGCCACTCATCGTAGGTCACCAAGTCCACAATGCCATTCTTTTCGTGGTTCATTTGGATTGAAACCAAGCAGTCTAGGGTTTT